TTCGCCCGACCTGTTGAGATCGCCGCCCGCCGCTCGGATCCAGCCCGCGACGCCGGATCGGAGCCACTGCTTCAGGCCCGCCTCCAGGATCCCGACCCGGCCGGCCCATTCCACCTCCACGCGCTCCTTGGAGACGTAGAGGCCCAGGTCGCGATCGTGGGCGAACTTCTTCCGTTCGAAATCCAGGTCCAGGGTCTTGAGCTCCCTCTCGAGCTTTCTGCGCTGCAGATCGTCCAGACGATCGCTGATCTTTCGCCCGGTGTCGAGCCGCTTAAGCCAGGCCCGGGCGTACTTGTCAACCTCGCGCTGGCGGAATGCGCCGCCGGCCGCCGGCATGATCTTGCCCTCGTTGCGGTGGCGGTAGATCGTCGTCTTCGTCGCACGCCAACCCGCCTCTTTCAGATACTCCAGAACGGCCGCGATGGAGTCGAGGATCCGCTCGGTCTGGTTCTCTTCCTTCACGTTCATCCAGGCACCTCACAGAGGTTCTTCCAATCGATCTCCGGGGCCGGGTGCTCGGCGATGTAGTCAATGACCTCGGGCACCCGGAAGACCAGCTCGTTGATTCGTCCGCCGACATACTTGCCGTCCCGCAGCACGGCGAGGCGCTGCGACGTGTTGATGATCTTCACGGCGGGGTTTCTCCGGAGCAGCTCGCGCAGCTCGAGGATTGCGGCCGGCAACTCTGCCCAGGCCGGCGCCGCGGGCTTTCGATCCTTCTCGGGGAGGCCGACCTCAGTTCGAAGTGGATCGTCGATTGTCATCGCAGGCGGCAGCCCCCCCAATATCCACAGACCAAGATCTGTCCCCATGCCGAAAGCCTCTCCCGGATCCTTCCCCTGGGGAACGGGCCAGCGCTCGCAGCGTCCGAAGTGTTCCTTCCACCAGGTCATGGCCTTCGCGCCAGCCTCGTCGTAGTCAAGCGAGACGAGGATCTGCAGGGCCCCCCGGAGGATCTCGCAGGCCTCGGCGTCGGGCTTGGCGCTGACGGATCCCAGGCCGACGGCGCCGGCCAGGGCGTTGTTGGCCATCACGGCGATCGCATCGAGCTCGGCCTCGACGACAACAAAGGCGCGGCGCTCGCGGCCGAGGAGCATTGTCGAGCTCGCCGACCCCGGTAGTACATAGTATCGCGGCTCCCCCGCGGGCCTCCGGATCCTCAGCCGGTGAATGACCCCGTCGCGGATGTAGGGGATCACAAGCCCCGCGGGAATCCAGAGAGCCTTGAGCCTGCCATCGTCGCGCCGCTCCTCCGGGAGGCCCCAGGCGCTACGGGCCCGGTAAATATCTTTCCCTTCCTCTCCGGGGTTCCAGCCGAGGCGGTAGTCCGCCGCGGCGCCGGCGTCGATGCCCCTGGCTGCCAGCCAGGAGAGGACCTCGCCGTTCTTCTCGAGGTGACCCTGGGCCCAGGCGAGGAACTTCTCGGCCTTGTCCTGCCAGAGATCCGCCGGCGGGATCGTCCTGGCCGGCTCGAACTCGGGCTTTCCCGTCGGCGGCACGCTCGGCCTCCAGGACGGGGATCGCGCCGGCATGTCGACCCGGAGCTCGGCGCAGGCCTCCTTGAAGCTCATCCCCTCGAAGTCGATCAAAAACTGGATGCTGTCGCCCGCCTTGCCGCATCCTCGGCACCAGTAGCTGCCTTTTCCGTCCTGCTGCTGGGGCCATACGTGGAAGCGATCGGTCCCGCCACAGCTCGGGCACGGCCCGTGCCACTCGCCGCCGTGGGTTGCGGAGGCCTTCCGGAGCTTCACTCTTCTTGCGGCCAGGTCCAGGGTGTTCATGATTCGATCCGTAGAGGGTTGGGGAGGGTTATTTCAAACCCTCCCCGGATTTTTCCCGTCCCTCCCTCTTTTTCCCTTTTCCTCTAACTCCTGATTATCATTCCACTAATAATTGATTTATCTTATAAGTCCCCCCCGTCTAGTAGAGCCTCGTAGATAGTTGGAGGGTTCCTGTATTATTTATACGTACGAACTTTTGCAAAATGAGTTAGTCAAACAAAACTTCAGAGAACCCTCCAACCCTCCCAATCCCGGAATTCCGGCCAGACTGTCTACGAGAATCAGCGAATGATCTTCCGACGTTGCGGCGCTCGAGGCCTGCAGCTGAAAACGGGGAGGGTTCCCGGAGGGTTGTAGACAGTCGTAGATAGTGGGATGGTTCCCCTGTGTTTTGTTCCATTTTTTGATTCGTTTCAAAATTTCGGGAAAATCCATGTCAACTCTCCAACCCTCCCCGCTCATGGAGCGCGAGGCCGTGATAGACGACGCAGCCCTCGACCTTCGATTTCTCGAATTTCTGGGAGAGCTGCTTGCCGAACCAGGTGCCGCTGGGCTCGTTCTTTCCGACGTTGTCGTGATACCAATCAATGAACCGTGAGTAGAGCGACGAGGATTTGACCTTTGCACCGGGCTCCCGGAGGCAGCACTCATCGATGAAGTCCGCCAGCAGGTCCTCGTTGCGCCGATACTGCTCCGTCGCCTCTGTGACCTCCCTGGGCGGCTTGAGGCCGTGCTTCTGATAGAGGAGGCACCCGCGCACGAGCCACGCGAGGATCCCGGAGGCCTCCTTGAGGACATGGCGGTCCAGGTCGATGATGGCGCGGCGCTCGTGATTCTCCTGGGGATCCCGGTTGACAAAGGAGATCGAGAAGGGGATCAGGTGCAGGCGCTCCCAGAAGGCCTTGTCGTTCGGCGGGGCCTGGGGCTGGCTGTTGGTCATCAGAAACAGCTTGTGCGTGGGGCTGAAGCGGGTCGAGTACTTGTCATGCGGGTTGCGGCCGACGAGCTCGTCCTTGCCGGTGAGCCACTTCACCCGCGAGGCACTGAACCGCTGCCCCTCGTCCACCTCGGAGGCGAAGGCCATGCGGATCCCCTTGAGGCTCATGATATCCGGCGAGGGCCCCGAGGCGCTCTTCGCGAAACGAAGCGAGAGCAGCATCTCCGACGGGATCGAGCCGGCCAGCTCGCCCATGACGTGGGAGACCGTCTCGACGATGAGGCTGCGGCCGTTCCAGCCGGTGCGGCCGTAGAGAACGGGGAAGACCTTCTCATTGACGTGCCCGGTGATGCTGTACCCGAAGAGCCTCTGCAGGTAGGCAATCAGCTCCTCGTTGCCGTTGAAGATCTCCTGGAGGGTCTTCTCCCAGAGCGGCGCCGGCTCATCGATACCCAGGAAGGGCACCGGGCTCGACATCGAGAGGTAGTCGCCCGGGCGGCCGTCGTGCAGCCGGCCCGTCTCGAGGTCGATCACCCCGTTGGCGCAGGGGAAGAGCATGGGCTTGTCGTCGAACTCGTCTCCGGTGATCGCGATCCGGCCCTTGATGGTATGCGCGAACTTCAAACAGGCCGTGCGCCGCTTGTCGGCCCGCAGCTGGCTCACTCTCTTGGAGAGCTGCTTCTTGGTCTCCTGGAGCTTCTTGATCTGCCTCGAGTTGTCGACGCCCTCCTCGGCCATCGACTCCATGATCTTCTCGCCGAGACGCTTATACTCTCCGAGGTACTGATCCACGAGCTCCTCGACCGCGGCGAGCGCGTCGTTCATGATGTCGCGCTTCCAGACGTGCCCGGTCCACGCGAACCATTCTTGACTGCTCTTGCAGAAGAGGAACTGATCTCGGAAGAGGGTCGAATACAGGACGCCGTCGCCGTGTTCGTTGGCCACCAGGCAGTCCTGTATGAGCTGGCTCGTGATGGCCGGCGGATCCTCGCGGGGCACGGCGGCCGCTTCCTGATCCGTTCGCTCCTGGACCTGCTTGCGGATCTCGTCAACTTTGTTTTCCATGCACCGCCTTGCGCCTGAGCTCGTAGAGCCACCGACGTGAGACTTCCGGGACGGCCCGGTGGACCTGAACGGGCTCCACGCCGGCCGATAGCAGGTTCATGACGATTTTCTTCGTCTCAGGGTCCAGGAGGTGATCGGAGCCATAGACGAACTGCCGGCGGCAGGCCGGGTTGAGGCACCGGTATTTCTGACGGCCGGCGGCCGTCTTGCCGTACCTTGACAGCTTGTGCCCGTGACACTGCGGGCAGCTCAGACACTCCATGATGACCTCTTTTTCACCATGCATCGTTCTCAAAGTTCCGAAGTACCGGAAGAACAGTAATTTTTCCGGAGCCGATAAATGGGCTCCGCCGACCCATGCGCTTCCGGGTAACTAGAAGGACCCGCGCCGATCGGTGACCGACGTTGATGCTGTTCTGAAAAATAAAGGAAGTGCGGAAACTACCGATCGCAAAGCCCGCTCCTCTTGTCGTTGTCTCCTGCCGTTTCGATAGCAAAGATCGATTTTGCTTCATCGGCTGTAAGTGAACGATGTTTTATTAAGTGCGAAGCGATCGCACGAACACCTGACCAATGTTCTTTTAGTATTGCATAAGCTTGCATAGAAAGACTTTCGGTGATTGTTCTCACTAATAGAGATCTCTTGAAATTAAATTCTTCCAGCTTGATTCCGGATGGCTGAACAGCGGCATGACAACAGATGTGTATCATACCAATATCGCAAACGCCGCCATTCCATGATTTACGGTCTGTCTGGCCAATTAATATGCTTTCGGCGACTGGTCCCGCAATCGCGCATAAAGCCTCTTTCAGACACAATTTCCCCACTAGAACATCCTCTTCCTTCAATCCTGCACCTTCAGGCAATTCTAGCGCTCCAGATGACTTAAAGATTCCCTTCGATTCTTCAATGATCACCTTCGTAAATGGTAAATTTAGGACTATACGCATCGTGGCATGACCTGCCTCATGGTGCGCAGTACGCATTAACTTCAATGTGGAGGAATCGTCGTGCATGATCTACACCCCAGACGGAATTCTTCTCCTGGCATTTGCAGGATGAGTAAGGGCAAGACGATACAATGCGGCCGGGTTCTGAGTAGGTTCCTCGCCTCCCCATTCATTGCCATCCCATACTGGCGCGTAGCTCGTCACGACGGCGTTGAGCGAGTCGATCACGCCCTGGAGCTGCTCGGTGGCCTTGATCCGCAGCGCCGTCATGGCCAGCGGGTGGGGAAAGTTAACCGGCGGATCATTACGGAATCCACGCAGAGTCGCCCAGTGGACGTCGTCGAGGATCCTCCCCTCGTCAGTGTCGGCCGTGATCCGCGTGAGGGCCACCTCGTAGCGCCTCGTGCGGTCCACGATCCAGTGGCGCCCGACGCGCAGGGCCGAGCTGGTGGCGTCGGTGACGTTGAAGGAGGTCTTCAGCACGGAGCCGCTGGCCACGGTGATCTCCGCCTCTCCGTTGTCCGAGACCGCGCATCCCGTGACCTCGGCGTGGCTGATATTCGTCAGGCCGTAGATCGTATAGAGGGTATAGAACTGGGCGATGCGGTAGCTGTTGTCGATCTCCGCCGTGCCCCGCTGGACGGAGATATAGCCACTCGTATGGACGTACACGCTGAAGGTCATGTTCCCGAACCAGCCGACCGTGAAGGCCCCACCGGCGATGGGGATGGACGTCGAGAGGTCGATCCAGGTCCCCGATCCCACCTCGCGGTACTCGAGCCTGACGTTGACGGTATGGTTGGTCCGGGCCCCCGAGTCGGCAATGTAGGCCAGGCCGTAGGGGAAGACGAGGTCGACGGAGAGCTCGTCGACGCCCTCGGGGGCGGTGCGGACCACCTGCCCGCCGGCCTGGGTCAGCAGCACGCCGATCCCATCCTGGTAGACGATCGACGGCACCAAGGTGATTTCGGGGTCCCCCTCGCGACCCTCCACCGTCTCGATGACGATGTCGGAATACTGCTCGATCGGTGTCTCGCCAATCTTGATGTCCTCCACCAGGAGCGGGCCGTAGCCCCAGATGAAGAGCATCCGGAGATACTCGTCGTTGCCCAGGATCTCGGTGTAGGGGCGGCTCCCAAGGGGCGGGTAGAAACGGTGCCGGCCCAAGACGACGGGCACGGAGCCGAAGAGGTTAGAGGAGTTGCGGGACCCGGAGAGGCTGTAGGTGGGGCTATCGGCGTAGCTCTGCGCACCGCCGGAGAGTTCAGGGGCGCGGATCGGGGTGATAGCGTTGACGAGCATTGAGCCCGCCGTCATCACCGCACCCACGGCAAGGGCCTCCCCTGTGGCCGTGGTCACGCCCATTGTTGTGGCGATCGAGGCCCCGTAGACTTGGCCCGTGACCAAAGCGGTCACCACCACAGCGATCGTAAGCAGAGCGCGCATGGGATCCTTACCGCCACCGCCGTGAACGGGAACGATGATCATGACGTGGGAATCAACCGGCGGGATCACGTGCCAGCGATCGCGGGAGATGGTAACTCCATCGATCTCGACTCTGACGGACGGGTCGAGACAGCCAGCTCGCTCGATTATCTGATGAACAGTTATTCCCTCGGGAACAGATATAACCCTTGGGGCCTTGAACGCGGAGGGAGAAAGGATGATTTCTCGTTGAGGAATATTTTCACATACCGTGTCAGCCATGGTGTCCCTCCTCGTTCATTGAAGTTTAATTTATCATCCGATTTATGTGACCGGCAGAAGAGGGACACCGCCTCTTCTGCCGACCTGCCGCTGGTTCTATCTCCCTGGCTTTGCGGCCCCCAAGGGTGGTGAGGTTAAATGGAGCTGATACTTTACAAGGAGACACCGCTCCCCGTTGTCATCTTTACGGGGCCCATTATCCCCAATAGGCCCCGCAGGAGGTCCCTGTCCTCTCATACAAGCGCCCATGGCCGTACAGACGCCCGGGGGCGAGGATACAGGGCATGGCCCCCGTACTATGTCTTGCGCTGCAGAATTCATATCGATCGAATCCGCTACGAAAGAAGACCGGCAAGGATCTCCTCTTTCTGTTCTTTCGTCACCAGGAAAGGAACGATTCGAACCAGTTCGCCATTCGCCGCCGTCTTCAACTGGAGAATCGTCGTCACGGCCTGAGTGTCCTGCCGGAAAACCGGGCTCGGGAACTGCGCGAGCCCAGGGACGGTTTTCAATTCGGTCTTGGCATTCAGGTCCAACAGTCCGCCCACGCAGACCGAGAGCTGCCGGAAAATGTTCTCGTACTCGGCGGCTGTCTGGCTATACTGATCATGCAGTTCGCGGGACTTCTCGAGGAGAATCTCGACCTTCGTCCTGCGCAATGCCTCTCTTGCACCCTTTGCAGCAGCCTCGAGCTCTGCTATCTTGCGGGACAGTGCGATCACCTGGACCTCGGCATCCTCGAGCTCGTCCTGGAGGCCGAGCACCGCCTTCTTCTTCTTCGTCACCAGCGTCGCGGCAGTCTCATCCAGGACTGCCGTGATCCTGGTCTCACGGAGGTCCTCCTGGCCCGACGCCAGCTGTGCACGACAAGATTGCACCCGGAGGAGAGCCTCGTCGTGACGTTCCTTGAATCTTTCTTGCTCGTTCAGAATACCCTCCAGGGCAGTCTCCGCTTCCCTCAGCTTCATAAAAACCTCCTATACTGTGATCTCGACACAAGCCCGGCTGGTGCCGGACTCGATGTGTTTGACGCGGCCGACCTGAAATCCGCCGGGGATCGCCTCGATGCGGAAGGGGCCTACCGGCGAAGGGCCCGCCCAGACCGGCTTTCCTCGATCGGTCTGAGCGATGCCCGGGATTTCTACGACGACAAAGGCTCTCGTGAACAGTTCGACGTGGCCGTCGGGGCACGATGTGATGACGATGCCGCAAACGATTTGCTTCCCGGCTGCAGGTGATGACAGAGCCCGTCCTGGCCAATGCCGGCGAGGGCGTTCAGGGCCAGGATCTCGTCCGGATCTCCTCTTCGGACGGTCGTCTTTTCCTCTTGGCCTAGTTCGAAGGTAAGGCTAATGGGTGGACATGGGGCATCCCGCGCGACGTCGCGCGGTGAACGCCCCGGGAGGGGCCGGTAGTCCCGGACACACTTAAGGTACGGATCGAAAAATCGCTTCATTTGCTGCGAATGTCCTTTCGGTTTTTCTCAAAAGCGAGATAGGCCGCAAAGCCTCCCATGCGGAACTCGCGGCGCAGTTCGGGGCTGCGGTCCCAGAGGACCTTCGCCCGCTGCTCGATCGGGAGGTGGTCGATATTGATCGAGGCCTCCACCTTCGTTTTTTTGGAAGTCCCGGCGAGGTTGCCCTTCGATTTGATGAGCTGCTCGAGGGTAGCAAACCCGTCAACCAGTCCTGCATCGAGGGCCTGCTTGCCCAGGAAGAGCCGCCCGTCGGCCCAGGGGATCGTGTCGAAACCCTCTTGCGCCGCCGTCTTTACGGGCTCCAGGGTGAGCTGCGGTCGTGCTTGGGCCACGTCGGCCAGGAAGGCACCGTAGACGTGATCGAGCATCTCCTGGATCGTGCGCCGCCCTGATTCGGAAAGGGGTTCGTACATGGAGGCGGCACGCTTGAAGCGACCCGCGGTGATCTCGGTTGTCTTGACGCCTATTCGCTCCTCCATTCTCGAGATGTCGATGTGGCGGGCCACGACTCCGATGCTTCCAACGGTGACCGTGTCGCTAGAGATGTAGGCGCGGTGAGACTGGGCTCCGATCCAGTAGGCGGCAGAGGCTATGAGGCCGTCCGAGAAGGCCACGATGTTCTTTCCCTGGCCGCGGGCCTCGCGGATCTCGCGGGCCAGCTCCTGGGTGCCGTCGACCGTCCCGCCAGGTGAGTCGATGTAGAGGATGATCGAAACGATCGCCGGGTTCGCCATGGCCTTTCGAAATTGTTCCGCCACCTCCGTCGTCGCTGTCCCGCCGAAGAGATTCAAGAGCAGGGAAGGGCGCTTGACCAGGATCCCGACAACCGGGATGATGGCGACGTCTCCACGGACCTCGTACTGATTCCCGCGCTGAGTGAAGGCACCCAGGGCGGCATCGACAGCACGATCGCCGCCCCGCATATACGCAGCCGTTGCGTCGTGCAAGTGAATGAATTGCCCTCGCTCCATCGCCCAAGGTTTTCGAAACGCCTCTAACAGTGTGTTCATTCTTTACCTCCTGATGTCAGAGAGAATCTCCTGGGCGAGTTCCTCCGCCCGGTTACTCAACTCAACCCGCGGGCCTCTGAATTTCTCCGAGATGTCAGCCCCGTCGCGATGATGGAGCAGCAGCTCGTCGACGTCCTGCAGCCTCACCAGGACCAGCCCGGACGGCAT